ATGCGTGAAAAGATATACGATCTGCTCACGTCCAAAGGGTACACAAGAAAGTTTCCCAACCTATCCCGTTTTGATGATTGGTACGTGCAATGAGAGAACCTATTCCTTTTGCTGGCTGGGTCGAAACCGAAGAAAATATGGACAAGCTCCTCAAAGAATTGACTGGAGCTGACCCTGAAAACATGCCAAAATACATAGTATTAGGGGACGGAACCGTCTATTTTTACAGGAAAGAAGAGGACAAATATGCCTTATGTGAACAAGCCAAGACCATACAAGAAAGAATATGAGAACTACGACGGCACTCCTGCGGTTAAGAAGAAACGTGCGCAGCGTAACAAAGCTCGCCGCATGCTTGAACGTGAAGGTGTTGTACACAAAGGCGATGGTAAAGATGTTGACCATAAGAAGCCGTTGTCTAAAGGTGGCACAACCACCCGTAGTAATTTAACTGTTAAATCCGCCTCCGCAAATAGATCCTTCGCCCGTAACGCCGACCATAGCCTAAAGACCAATAAACCTAAAAATGGAAATACTAAATAACAAAGCACTTGTAGTAACCACTCGGCGACCGCATCTAGTAACAGAGTGCATACCTAAGAGCCAGTTAATTGAGGCCAACGGCGACTTATACAAGGTCGCTGTACATTGGGGTTTAGAAGAAGCGCAAGCGCTAACTAAGTTAAAGGTTAAGGGTGTCCCCTCACCCATTCAGAAAAACTACAAGTGGCCCGGCCTGTTCAAGCCTATGGCACACCAGCGGGATACCGCTAACTTCCTGACGCTAAACAAGAGGGCGTTCTGCTTTAACGAGCAAGGTACTGGTAAGACTGCATCGGCTATATGGGCAGCAGACTACCTCATGGAGCAAAATAAAATTAATCGGGTGCTCATCATCTGCCCCCTGTCTATCATGCAGTCCGCATGGCAAGCTGACCTGTTTAAGTTTGTAATGCACCGCAAAGTCGGTGTAGCTTACGGCGACCGCACCAAGCGTAAGGCAGTAATTGATAGTGATGCACAGTTTGTTGTGATTAATTACGACGGTGTTGAGATCGTTGCTAATGACATAGCACGCAATAACTTTGACCTCATCATCGTTGACGAGGCTAATGCCTACAAAACTAATACCACCAAGCGCTGGAAAACCCTGAACCACATATTGACACCCCGCACATGGCTATGGATGATGACTGGCACACCTGCTGCTCAAACACCAACCGATGCTTTTGGCTTGGCTAAGCTGTGCGTGCCCGACAATGTGCCTAGATTCTTTGGGTCTTTTCGTGACCAGACTATGGTACAAATGACTAAGTTCAAGTGGCTACCTAGACCTGATGCCAACCAAACAGTATTTACTGCTCTCCAACCCGCAATCCGCTATGAAAAGAAAGATTGCCTTGACCTACCAGAGGTGACACATGTATTCAGAGACGCCCCCCTCACAGCCCAGCAAGAAAAGTACTACAAGCTCCTCAAGAAAGACATGCTCATGGTGGCTGCGGGAGAAGAGGTTAGTACCGTCAACGCTGCGGTTAACCTCAATAAGTTACTACAAATCAGTGGTGGCGCTGTTTATTCCGATACTGGTTCTGTTGTTGAGTTTGATGTTAGTAATCGCCTTCGTGTTATTTCTGAAGTAATCGCTGAGGCTAGCCACAAGGTTCTTGTATTTATACCATTCACACATACAATAGAACTACTCAAGGCGCATTTGAGAGGGGAGGGTATTACCTGCGAGGTTATCAATGGCAGCGTACCCGTCAACAAACGCACCGAGATATTTAAAAAGTTTCAAGAGCAAACCGACCCACAAGTACTTCTCATACAGCCTCAAGCTGCGTCACACGGAGTCACACTAACTGCTGCGGATACCATCATTTGGTATTCTCCAGTGACATCTATAGAGACTTACTTGCAAGCCAATGCACGCATAGATCGTCAAGGGCAGAAAAACAAGATGACTATTGTGCATATTAAGGGAAGTCCCGTAGAGACAAAGCTGTACCATATGTTGCAAAATAAATTAGATATACACACAAAAATAATTGATCTTTACAAGCAAGAAGTAGTTGACACAGTCAATAAGTAGTTGTAGTATTAATCAACAGGCATAGACCTGCGTTTAATTAAAGGAAAACGAAATGACCACAGATACCGAATCGGTAGCACCAGTCGCCAACATAGATAAGCTAGTTGCGATATACATTAAAATCCGTGACGCACGGGATGCAATACGTAAAGAAGCCGAGGCTAAAGAAGCTGATCTTGAAGCTCAGCTTGATGTTATTGAGCAAAGCATCCTAGAGCTCTGCAAAGACACTGGAGCTACAAGCATTAAAACCGAGCACGGCACAGCCATTCGCACGGTAAAGAACAGATATACAACTAACGACTGGGAGCGCTTTTACGAGTTTATGTTTAAGCATAACGCCCCTCAGTTGTTGGAACGCAGAATTCAACAATCCAATATGAAGCAGTTTTTGGAGGAGAATCCGGATTTGCATCCCGCCGGTCTAAACGTGGATAGCACATACGCCATAACAGTTAGGAGAAGCAAATGAGTAACGTCGCCTTGTTTAATAATCAATTACCAGACTACCTCAAAGAGGTTCAATTAGATGATGTCACTAAAGCCCTTGCGGGTGGTGATAGTCAAACTAAGCGCATTGCGCTCGGTGCTAATAAGTTCGTACTTAAAGTAAATGGTACTGAGATTTCGAAGACCCCAACAAACAAACTGGAAGTAGTTATTGTCAACGCTTCCAAACATGTTTCAAGAACATTCTATGCTAAGGCATGGGATCCAAAAGCGGATGCTGCACCTCCTGACTGCTGGTCAAACGATGGCGAGAAGCCAGACCCAACAGTTAAAGAGCCACAGAACTCTTCTTGCATTGGTTGCCAACAGGACATCAATGGTTCAGGGCAAGGTAATACTAAGGCATGCCGTAAGAACCGTCGTATTGCGGTTGCATTAGCTAGTGATTTAAATGGTGATGTCTATCAAATGACATTGCAATCTAAGTCAATTTTCTATGATATGAAAGACCCCGGTGACTTAGAGCACATGCCTTTCAATCAGTATGCTAAGTATGTCGGCTCACAAGGCTACAACTTAAACACGCTGGTTACTGAGATGCGCTTTGATGAGGACTCAACAGTTGGTAAGTTGTTCTTCCGCCCAGTTCGTTTCTTAGAAAAGCCTGAGTGGGATGTTGCAGTTAAGCAGGGTGATTCTGCCGCAGCTAAAAATGCCGTTACCATGTCAGTCGCCACTGGTGATAGCAAGCCTAAACTAGAAGCCCCAGCAGCTAAAGCCCAAGTAGCTAGCGTAGCAGTTGAAGCAGAGGCAGTTCCAGAGCCTACCAAACGTGCAGAAAAAAAGGTTGAGCCAAAAGCTAAGCCTGACTTGAAGTCCGTAATGGGTGACTGGTCTACTGACGAAGAAGAATGAGCTTAAGAGGTTACAGCTTCGCACTGCATTTAGCTAACCAAAATGCCAACCCTAGATTAGCTGGGGTTCGGCTTGGTAAGTACTGCATAAAAAACAGCATACCTGTTGTAAAAGTTGCTGAGCAGTTCGGTGTATCCCGTATGACTATATACCAATGGTTTACTGGTGAATCACGGCCTCGCAGTGCAAAAGTTGAACAAATAGAAAAGTTCTTAGCTAAAACTAAGATTTAAGCCCCACGGGGGTAGCTAGCTCGACGGAGCGAAGAGGGGTGTGCCGAGCCCCCTGCTACCCTTATTTTTTCGGTTCTGAGGTGATATGGCGACAACAGACTTACTGACAGCAGTACTGCCCCCTGAAGGTGAGGGGTGGTATTGCATAGTCGGCTTACGGCAAGACGAGAATAGACCTAAGCAGTCATTCCATCAGACGCTAGCAGAAGTTACTGCCAAAGTAGATGAGCTACTGCAGGACAAATGCGACGTTTATTTTGCATGTGCAAAGTACGCTAACAACACCGATGGTCGCATCCAGAAAAACGGAGACTTAATTAAGTCGTTCTGGTTGGACATTGATTGCGGTATTGACAAAGCTGCTACAGGTAAAGGTTATGTAGATCAAGCTACAGGGCTAGCTGAGCTCAAGAAGTTCTGCAAAGCTATCAGAATGCCTTTGCCATGCGTGGTTAATTCTGGTCGTGGTATTCATGCGTATTGGTTATTAAAAACCACAGTCAATCGTATGCAATGGAAACCTGTTGCTGAGCGGTTAAAAGCATTGTGTGAAGAATATAACTTCTTAGGTGACCCATCACGTACTGCCGACAACGCTTCTATCTTGCGTGTACCTGAAACGCTTAACTTTAAAGAAGACCCGCCGCTACCTGTAGAAATACTGGCTATGGCACAGGAGCTTGACTACGAAGGTGTTAAGCAAACTATCGGTGTGCTAATTGCACCTGACTGGATGCCACGCCAGCTTAACGAGATGACCCAAGCATTAATGGGTAACAAGATAAGCCGCTTTAAAACCATCATGCTCAAGACTATGGATGGTAAAGGGTGTGCGCAGTTAGGGCACATCATGGTAGAGCAAGACTCGATTGAAGAACCACTATGGAGAGCAGGCCTGTCAATAGCAGCGCACTGCGTAGATAAAGAT